CCTGCCATAATCCCTACTGCTTCATCAAGTTCAATACCTTCTTTAACTGAATGTTGAATAGCATTTGTCATTCCCTCAAGTATTTCATCAAACGCTTGCGCTTTCTTATACACGTCTTCAACCTCTTTTAGTAATCCCTCTGTGTCATTACCGTTATACGCACTAGCACTTATAACGGACTGTTCTATTTGTTCACGGTTATTCATTAGTGTCATCCTCCATTTGTCCTAAAAATTCGTAGAACTCATTTGTTCCGTCTAATTTGTCCATTCGGTACAATATAGCACTTGCGTTGATTTTAGCTCCCATGTTTATAGCTACTGCCTTGTTCGCTCTACTCTCAATCTGTAGTTCGTTAAGTCTAAAACGGTAAAATTCGTATCTTCCAAGCAATTCATTTTTGACTGTGCGCCACATGTTCTCCAGCTCTTCGTTACGCTCTCTTAACTTAGCTATATCCACGATAAGCTCATCGCGTTGCTTCTTGTACTCATCACGTTGTTTTCTCATCTTCTTCAACCTAGCGTCCATTACACCTAGTTGGAACCCTGTTTCATAGTTCATTCTGGCACCTCCAGTAACTCCGGATTTTCAAACTTATTGCCCAAGTATTCAATAGTTGGCATTTCACGAACTTCTTCAGCCTCAAAAACTCTCAATAGATGTACGTCGCCAATTATAGTGCCAATAGCGTTTCGAGTGACTACGCCTGTAGCATCTAAATAAATGTATGTTTTATCCCGTTCGATGCCCCACAGTTTCGTTGATACGACTTTTAATATATCGCCCTCGTATAATTCTCTTCCCCACAGATTTATACCAATTGACTGCATAAGTTCTACATCTGCCATTTTCTCAGTCTTTATAAACTCCTTTATAACCTTGCCGTATTCATTTTCTTTAGTTGAATAACTAACTTCGCTATTGTGAAGATCTAACGCCACAACCTCACACATCTTTTTTGTTTCGGTGTCCCATACTCGATATTTCGGCATCATTCTACTACCTCCACTTTTTCGACCTCTATGCTTGCAGTTTTGAATGGGAGTTTTTTACGAGTCAGTTTTAATGCCATATTCTTAGCTTCTTCCTCATTTATACTTTGCACAAAATAATGCTTTTTTATTTTGTAATCACATTTAGATGCTAAGAACTTGATACAAAGACTTACTTTATAGGTTTGCATCATTCTACCAACTCCCCATCTTTCCAAATCAATGTCATCGTCATGTCATCGTTTAAGATATAGAATGCTTTAGTAGGCACACATCTGCCATATAAACATTCTTTTATACTAGTGTTCTCATATAGTGTAGAGTTATAGTCTCCTTCTTGAATCTCGAATAATTCAATCAACCTATCAACCTTAGTCTCTTCTGTAATATCTTCTTCAAATTCGACTTCAAAAGTATCATCAGCTGATACAAAACCTTTTATGATACAATTTCTTCCGTCATAAAGAGAGAAGCACTTATAATCAATATCACTCTTGGTTTGTGGATAAAAATTTCTTCCTGTTGCTAATCCAGGGTTATCCCATGCCCATTTAATTAATTCATCTAATCTCATTTCTTTTTTAACTTTGATTTTCATTGTTATATCTCCTCTTGAACAGTAAATTTATCGTTAATTGATACATATCCAGTCACATTACATAAGATGCTATCAACATGAAAAGTCACAAAACAGTTGCGCTCAACATCATTTGAATAGAATCTTTTATTACCTGATAACTTGGGGTTATCCCAAGCCCATTGGATAAGTTCAGGTAAATTCATTTCTTTTTCAATTTTGATTTTCATTGTTTCCGCCCTTTTAAAATAAAGTTAGTTGCTTCTGTTCCTCGTATTTCAAACCATGTTGCTTTATATATATTTCGAGCTCTTCGGCTGTATCAAATGTCTGTTTCACGCCTTGCCAACCTGGCACGATATGCCCATGAAAGTAATAAGTGCCGTTCACTACATGGATATGTGCCACTCGTTCGTTATCCTGATACAGATATCTCTTAGAGCCGAAAAATCGGCTTAAGTATTTTTTGCGTGCGCTACCTGTCATGGTCATCACTCCTTTTAACAATTAGGCAGACCAAACGACATACATTCGTCATATAGTTCTTCATCCCTCATGCTTGTCTTATAGTTTTCAATCACATTGCTAACTTCTTTATGACTCATTGCTTTATTGTCATAATCTATCCTCCTAATCCTTCATATAGAAGGGAGATGTAAATCCGTCGCTATTCAAATTTAAACCTTCTGCCCATTCAACCGGCTTATTCATGATAGTTTCGATTTCCTTAAGTCCATTTGAACCTCTAGGTATTTCTACAATTACTTCATCATGGACATGACCAACTATTTTAAAACCTGATGCTTCAAGCCTTGCTATAGAAATCGCAAGTAAATCCCTTGCAGTTGCTTGAACAATATTCTCGACTAACTTCCCACCATACGTTTTTAACTTTGACCATTTACGGTTAAGATCTAAGCCCATAAATTCAACAACTTGACTACCCCAACTATTTTCACCAACTGAAGCTTTCGGATAAGCTAAAGCTCTTCCACTAGGCAATTCAATCATTAGAAAACCTTTTTTCATGTAAAATCTAAGTCCATGTGTATGGTGCGTCTTTCGAGATTTTACAGTATTAATTGCAGCCTCTTGGCAAGCCTTCCAAAAATTAACTATGTTAGGATTTGCGTTACGCCAACTATCAACTAAACCTTGTAATTCATTTTCTTCAATGCCCATTTCCAATGCACCCATTGCTTTTAAAGCTCCAGCGCCACCTTGATAGCCTAAAGCTAATTCGGACACTTTTCCTTTTTGTCTGAGAGGGTCGCCTTTAGTTATGCTTTCTACCGGTACATTAAACATTTGAGAAGCCGATGCTTCATATATCTTTCCGTGTGTGTTGAACACATCTAAACGCCATTGTTCTTTTGCATACCATGCTATGACTCTTGCCTCTATTGCAGAAAAATCACTTACTGCTAGTTCATTACCTTCTTCAGCAGTAAATGTCGTCCTAACTAATTGACTTAATAAGTCTTGAGGATGAACATTGAGTAATAAATCTAAATCGTCAAAACGTTGTTCTTTAATAAGATCTCTTGCTATTTCTAATTCAGTATCTGAAATATAATGCTTTGTTAAATTCTGAAGTTGTACACCTCTACCTGCCCATCTTCCAGTACCGGCACCGTAGAATTGAAACAGACCTCTTACCCGTTCATCACTGCACATCATGTCATGCATTTTGTTATATTTTTTCACACTGGTTTTAGACATTTGCAATCTAATTTCTAGCATTTTTTTAGCTTTTCCTGTGGCTTCTTTTAAGTAATCCTGAACCGTTTTCTTTTGTAGATTAGGTATATCTAATCCTTGTTCATCCTTTAACCAAGCCAATAACTGTGTAGGACTATTAGGATTTTCTAAACCTGTTATATGTTTTGCTTGTTTAAGCAATTCTTCTTTACTCTGCTTATCAAGCACATTAGCACCTAACATCAATGATTTAGAAAGCTTAATACCTCTATCATTTATATGTTGGTCAAAAACCCAATATGCTTGTTCAATTTCAGTTACTGGAAAATCTTTAATTTTATTAGCAATCGTCATTTCTACTTCAACATCTCTTACACAATAATCAATAAATTGTTGCCATTTCTCAGGGTCGTGCTCAGGTAGATTTCTTGTTCTACCACCATTAACTTTTGTTGGTTTACATGGCATAGAAAAATAACGGATTAAATTTTTACCTGCTTTATCTTTTTGATTTTGTAACCTTAAAACTTCTCCGACTTTATCAAGTGAAGCAGGTAAGCCAATACGCATTGAATTAACCATTGTGCAAATCCACTCTTCAGGTGGCATCTGTTTATTAAAATGTTTAGCAAGACAAGTTCTTTCGAAATTAGCATTGAATGCATACTTTTTTACAGCAGGGTCAAAAAGAGCAATTTTAAACGTCTCATAATCAGCGTGGAAAGGCTCATTATCTACTTTAGTCATGTCAATCGCACTAATCGGTCCACCATCTATTGAATAAGCTATAATTAAAATTTCGAAATCTTCAGCTTCTGTGTATTTATAGGCACCACATTTCGAAATATCGTTACTGCTATATGTTTCAATATCTATATTCATAAATTTCAAATTCTTGACACCTCAATTTCTTTAAAATTAAAGTGGGGCTAAAAACCCCACCTATTGACTTATAAGAAATCCTCATCATCAGTGTCTAATTCATCGAAATCATCTTCTGCTGCACTTGCACCGCCAAGAGGTTCGCCTTTTTCTACAAGTTGAATGTTGTTGAGCCCTGCTGCAATTCCTTTATTTCCATTTACGTTATAACCATAGAAATTGATTACAGCTCTGATATAGTCTCCGCTAACAACTGAACCAGGTTCGTTCAAACGAACCATGGCAGGACTAACTACACCTGGTGCATTTTGACTTGTAGCATTAATAAAATACGCATTTTCATAATTCGGATCATCTTCACGATCAATGTCTCCATCACGTAATGGCGTTTTCAAGTTATTAGGTATCTTGCCGTTCCATTTACCTTTAAATGCTTCTTTTGCATTCTCAATTGCTTTTTCGATAATCTCGACCATTTGGGTGTCTTCTTTAGGAATAATAAGTGAAACCGAATATTTTTTTGGTGTGCTTTCATCCATACTGTGCGGTTCAAAAATATGTGCATATGATGCTCTTACTTTTCCTGTAATCACTTTAGTTTCATTTTTTAATTGTGCTTTCATGTTTATATACCGTCCTTTTTAATTTTTTATAGTTCGTCAAAATCATCTTCGGCAGATGACTTTATAGCTGGCCTTTTATCTGACTCAGTAGCAAGTGTTAATTTACCTTGCGGCTTTTCTATAAAGCCTTCTGCAATTTTAGAAAATGCTTTTTTGCCGATTAATTTTTCTAAATTCGTAATGCTAAGTAACTTGGTTTCTGTAATATCTTCAGGTTTATAACCCGCTTCAACTAACCTGTCTCGGACTGCTTTTGTATCAGTTATCACTCTCCTTGAACGTCCCGTGACTAGCTTCCAACCTGGATACGTTTTATCATTCTCTTTCGCTTGTTCTAACGCATATTTCTCTACTTCATCAGCCCATTTTTTGATGTCAGGCAGTTTATATAAAAGTTCTGCAATCTCTTCATCACTCAACAAATGTGGTGGCTTTTGAGGCACATTTTGCATGTATTCTGCACGTGTTCTACATGAATGCTTTATCTTACAGAATCTACAATGACTACCTGCTTTAAACTCACCTTCACCGTTATAAGCAAGTCTGGCTAATGGTTTAACAAAATCGGTTCCCCATTGAAGTAATCTTGATATTGGTAACTCTTCAGTAGAAAAGTTATCTATTCGTGGTTGTATGATAGTCATGCGAACTGTATGAATGTCATACATTAAACTAAGCAGTTCATATGCGCCCAAGCCATATAATCTAAGTTGAGGATTATCTATAGCTGAAACTTCAATGCCTTTACCGTATTTAAGGTCAATAATTTCAAGTACACCACCTGAAAATATAATGACATCACCAGTACCAAAAGATTCAGGGACGTATTTACCTAAATCCAATTTTGTTTCAAATAAAGCTATTACATCATTATCCCTACTCAAAGCTTCGTTATATTTTTCTTCTACATTAGCTACATACTCTTCAACATATTCACGCAACTCTTCACTGTAATATTGATTTCGCTTATAATTTTGAAAAGCTTTATTAAACTCAAACTGTGTTAGGCCTTCATATTTAAGACTGAAATATAACTCACTTAATTCATGGGCGAATGTACCTTCTTCAGCAAAAACTGAACTTTTATCTGCAATACCTTCACTTGCCTTAATACTCGGTGGACAGTTTAGCCATTGTTTTGCTCCACTTGCACTAAGCTTTGCATGAGCTCTATTTGAGTGATCTAGCTTCATGCATTAATTCTCGCTTCCATGAAATCAACAATTTTTTCATAATGTTCTTCTTTGATAGTAGATAGCTTATCCGCACCAAGTTCGTTAAGTTTATTTCTAAATTCTTTCTTATCAGAAGTATCTGCTTTTTTAAGGAACTCTTTTCCTACTGATAAAATATAATCTTTAGTTAAATCAGTAGACGTTTCCTTAACTTCTTCAATTGTTTCCAGTTGAGCTGTTTCTTCTTTTGGCATTGGTGCTTCTTTAACTTTCTCTTGTACGATTGATGAATCCACAGTTGATAGTTCAGTATTTAACACACGTAAATTCTTATTTAATAGTTTTAATTCTTCAAAAATATCTTCTAATATTGCCATTGATTAAATCCTCCTTAAAATTGGTTAGCTAGACGAATCATTAACTTGATACGATCTTCTATTTCTCTAGGGTCATCACTTTGTTCATTCAATCTTGCTAACAATTCAAATTGCTCTTCTAAAATTTCTTTTTTACGTTCGACGACAGTTAAATGTAATTGTGCTTCGATAACACGCCATTTTCCCCAACTTTCCATTTCAACCTTTCCTTTTTTCTTAAGTCTCGAAAGTGTGGATTTTGCATGTGTTTTCGATACTCCAAAAACTTCAACTACATCATCAGGATTGAAATTGTCATATGTTGCAAAATGTGATAGTATTTTTTGTTGTAAGGTCATATTAATAACTCCTTATATAATTATTTAAGACAAATGCTTATCTTTAACTGTTACTTGTTGTCGCAAGTAGCAGTTTTTTTATTCTTCATAAAAGTACTCTTTATAGAATATGAATGTTGCGATACTTGCGAATCCTGCAATTGACCACGCTGTAGTGAAGTATAGAAACGGCATGAGTACAATCGCTAAGACCGTGAAGCATAGCACTGCTATTAGGTAGCTTTTATATGTGTCGCTCATTTTATTCTCTCCTTAAAGTATTTTCTCTTGCCTTTTAATTAAATACGCTTCTAACTTCGGAATATTAATTAACTGTCCAGCTGGAGAATAGATGATACATAAGTTTTTTATACCTAAATCATCTTCGTGATAATATTTCAACCAGTTGTATACTGTACTTCTACTTACTCCGAATAGTTGATGAATTTCTGTTGGTTTTGCGTATAACTTTTTCACAAATTTTTCTTCGCCTCTATATGTGTTTTCTGGTGTTGGTGGTACTATGATTTTTGGCATCTCTATCACTCCTTTCGATAAATGTTAAATTTTGCTATTATTCGCTCTGTATTGAAGTTCTCTATCTAATGCATAGAAGACTTTGTTTATTTCTAAGTAGCTGTAATAACCTTTTTTAATACTTTCTAATATTTCCTTTCTTAGTCGACGTTCATTTTCTGTTAAAGATTCTAC